TCCGTTATTTAAATTTGCACTAGGAACAGATGGTTGGAGTTCTAGATTTAGTCAAAGACCAGAATTTAGAACAAATTCTGTTGATTCTGGTGTTTTTGGACGATGTAGTGGAAGTCCATATGCTCCTGTTAGATCTTATAGAACTGTTAAAAAAATAAGAGCTGGAAGAGACTATTGTTTAATGTTATCAAATGAAGGAAAAGTTATAACACCATTATGCCACAATTCAATTTCAGAACCGGGATTACCAAGACATTTTACAACGATAGGTTTAGCTGAATTTAATATCAATGTTCCTCCTGTAAGATTTACAGAAAAACCATTAGCAGATATACAAATAGGACATTTTCATGTTATAGCTTTAACCACGGATAATAGAATATTAACATGGGGTGTTTCTCCGGATGTAAGTTTCAGTAGACAATATTATCAAACAGTTATACCACCAGATCTAGAAAATGCTTCAAATGTAGTACAAATTGCTGCAGGAAAATACCACAGCTCTGCTATATTAGCATCTAAAACTGATACTACATATTCTACGAGGATACGTTCTTTTGGTGAACCAGAAAGTAGTAATTAATGCCATTAATAGGATCTAGTTCTGTATCAGGAATGGGAAAAGGTCCAACCGGAGATACCGGAAATAGTGGTCCCATAGGTCCTATAGGAAATTCTGGTATAACTAAAGGAGAAACTGGGGCGACTGGCATATTTATTTCTAGAGTAGTTTCTGATAGAGAAAACGATACTATTGTTTTTTATACATCAGATGGTAGTGCATATTCTCTCAATGGATTTAGAGGACCATCCTCTTTAGTTTATGGTGTTAGTGGCATTTCTGCATCAATAAATTCTTCGTATTATTCTCCATTTATTGGTGTAAGTTCTGGTTTGACTTTGAATTTTATAGGTATTTCTGCTGGCAATAATGTATCTGTAACTTCAAATTCTGAAAAAGTTTTTGTAAATATAAATTCTTCTTCTGGAAGTTACGGACTTGTTCCAAAATTAGATCATGTTGTTTTTACCGACAATCCTTATCTAAAGGGAACAAATATATTTGTAGACGAAAATGATATTTTAAATTTTGGTTTAACTGGAATACCAACAGGCATAACTTATAATACTTTATTTTCTACAATAAACGAAGATATAAATTATATAAATTCAGTAGTTCCTTCCAGTAATGGTGGAATAATTTTAGATTTGAAGAAAAGCAGTAATCATTGGTTGGAAACACCCATGGGAATAACCGCATTCTCAGGAATTTCTTTGTCTGGAATACGACAAGAATATACTTTATTTTTTAATGGTTCTAATGTTTGGAATCTACCAAATAATTTATATTTTGAAAACGATCAAGGCGGAATAAAAAATTATGCATTTTTAGATGGTGTTAATATTCTGCATATATGGTCTGAAAATGGGGGAGTTACTTTTAATGGTAATTTTATAGAAAGAGGATTGGGTGCTTCTGGTCCTTTTTATTTTACAAATATTGGTTCTTGTTGTTACAAAAAATATGGATACAGATATTGCACAGATGGAGTAGATCAGAGAACATGCGATTCTTTGGGTGGTATATTTGAGGCATTTACTAATTGTTCTTCTAGAACATCTATAGATGAGTGTGGTGTTAGAGCTGGTCATAATATAAGAGGAGAAACGGGAGCATGTTGCTGTGGTGTTACTGGTTGTTTCGATAACAGTCCTGGAGGAATAGATCCATCTGTTGCTATTATATCAAGAAATTTGTGTGAGAACATTATTGGAGGAAAGTTTTATCCAAAGAAAGAGTGTAGTGTTGGAGACAAATGGCCAGCATACGGTATTAGGCCAATAGATGGAAATACTGCAGCAAATATTTTTTGTCATAAGCCGTGTATAGATCCTGTTGCTTGTTATAGGGTAGTAAATGGTGTGGGGATTTGTTCTCAAGAAACTGTTGCATATTGTGATGAAATAGGTGGTGATTCTTTTATAAACAAATTGTGTGGAGAAATAGATCAGATTGGTGGTGGTGCAGAACTTACAAGAGAAGGTTGGTGCTATAAATTCGGTGTTTGTAGTGATTTGCCTAATGTAAAAAAATACGAATGTACTCCCTGTGGTCACTGGAATCAGACATTTTGTGACACTCAGCCGGTCATACCTGTTTCAAAAACTGTTATAACCACACCAAATCCTTTAATAAAAATAGTTCACTCAGTTTCTTCTGTAGACGACGAAAACGTAACAACTACGTATTCTGATAGGGATCCTACTTTAAACTCTTTATCATTTCAAGTAGTTCAAGAAACTGTACAGAAGCATACTCTTTATGGTATAGTAAAAATATTAGATACTTCTATAGCAGGACAAACTGTATTTAATATATGGGATTTAAATCCAAGAAATAATACTTGTTTTAATGTGAATGTTTTTGATGAAGATGGTTTAACATTAACAGAAAATTCTTTTATAGAAAGAGATAGAAGATACTTTTTACAAATTAAGGGCGTTCCATCTAAATGTGTTGATACTGATTTTAAAGCAGAAATTTATCTTGCTTTAAATAGTTGTGTTGGAGGATTTACTCTCACAACAAAATCCGATACAGTTCCTATAATTTATACCAGAAGCCCCTGTACATGTATAGCAATAGATTCTTCACAAACTGTAGGAGATGTATTAAATAAAGCACCAATAACAATACCTTATGTCGCTGAACGTTTTTGTCTAGACTGTACTAAACGCTATTCTGGATTTACTGGCGATAAAGCACACATTTCTCACATACCATACCCTTTAAAAAAGCAATCTGGAATAATTACATTTTGTCCACCAACAGAAAATTTTGAAGATAATCCAATATCAATATGCACAAATTCTGAAGGATTTTGTGTTAGCTACGGCATAATTGAAGATATCAATGGTTGTACTTATTCTAGTTTATTTGATTCTAACGGTGATGGAAAAATATTCAACGAAACAAATACAGCTCCAAATAATTGTTATCATGCAGAATACAATGTTCCCGGAGAAGGAACCACTTATTATTATACTGGCTTAAGTAATCAAAATATTAGAACTTGTGAAACCAGATGTAAAGTAAGGACACATTACGGGAGCACTTCTGATGAATTGTATTCTTTGGGGGATTGTTCTTCAAGAGACTGTAATTCATTATATGATACTGATTGTTGTGGTGCATTTACTACAACAAGATTGAATACTTTAGCAAACTGTAAAACTTGCGCTGGAAATAACGAATCAATAACCGGTCCTTGTTCTTTTGTATACGCAAATCCGTATTTTAATAGAGTACATTTAGACACTAATGCGTTATATGATATAGGACAAAAATATAATATTAATATAAATGAACTAGAAAAAAACGTAATAAATGTTATAGAAAGAAAAAATTTATTATTTAATCCTAATTTTATCGGTGTAGGAAGTGATGGAGGTCCCTATGGAATAACTACATCCGATTCTGGAGTTGGTGGAGCTACGATAGAAAGAAGAATTAATTTTTATGGTGGAGGAGGAGTTACACTAAATCCCGATCCCGATGATAGGGCAAAAACTTCTTGTATAACTTGTTCTGGTTTTTTTGATAAAACCGATAAAATAAGAGTACCAAAATTAAATCCAGATGGAGCATATGATGTTTATGGTTTGGTTTTAGAAAAAGAAAATATATGTTTGGTTGAAGAGAAGAAAACAAATCCCCAAAAATTTAATGAAACAAATATAGATAGAAAATATTATATCTTAATTAAAAAAATAGACAATTCTTGTTATCTAATATACGATATAGCAAATCAAACAATAATAAACAGTCCAATTAAAGATTTACAATTAAAGTTTTTTAATTATAATAGCTTATGTTCTCTTAATTGTGAAGACTATACAGCATCTATAAAAGAAGTAAAGTGGTTAGGCACTGTCGGTTCTTCTTATAGAACTCCTATTATAACCGATAGATGTCAAGATTCTGTTATATTAAATTATACTTTAAATAAAGACATAGAAGAAAAATTATATACGTCTGATAAAATTAATGATTATAAAATTTCTGATCTCGTAACATTTAGTGGTTTAAATTACAGTTCTTCTGAAGAAGTTAATAAAAATAAAGAACTAGCATCTCTTCTCTTAAGTATATTTAATGGAACTTTAAATCAACATAAGTTAAAACAATGTTCTCTGTGTTCTGGTGATGATTGTTATTCTGATATAATTCAAAATTTATCAGAATTTATTGGTGTTGATTGTAATGTAGATGGTATAAGTGGATCTGTTGGTAATGCTGAATTTTATTCTGCTTCTTTTTCGTTTATAAAAGACCCAATAAAAGTTCCTTTTAATCCTTCATTAAGATATAAAGAAGTATCTGCAGGATTTCATTGTACCATAGGTATAACAGCAGGAGGTCCAGGAATAAGTGGTGGATTTACTGGTTGGGGCAGAAATCATTTAAATATGTTAGACGGATTTGCTTCTGCTGGTAGCACTTACACTAAGGTTTCTGCTGGTGCTAATTGTGTTTGTGCTATACGAGGGGTTACGTACACAAGTGCAGTATTGGTGTGTAAAGGCGACAGTAAATACAGCAATACCATATATCCACAAGCTCCAATAACGGGAGTTAAGGATGTTTCTGTTGGTTATGCCCACACTGTTTGGATTGATTCTACTGGCGGATTAAGTTTTACAAATTCTATACCATATTCTCCGTATTGGGATGGTTCTAGAAAAATTGTTACAAGTTTACCTAAAGTAAAATCAATTTCTTCTGGTAAATTTCATTCTTGTGCTATATTAGACAATAATGGAATAACTTGTTGGGGAGATAATTTTTTTAACCAATGTAGTGTTCCGTCAGGATTAACCGCTTCAGCCATTTCTTGTGGTGGGCATCATACCCTTGCATTATTGGGAGACGGAACGCTTCGTGTTTGGGGAATAACAGCTTTTGGTTTAAATACCGTACCAACAGACAAATATAATAAAATTACAGCAGGATATCTTCACAACTGTGGAATAAAAACCGATGGTACTGTCCGATGTTGGGGATATACTTACGACGGACAATGTAATTCTCCAACCGGCCAATATGTTAGTATTTCTGCAGGTAGAGAACACACGGTAGCACTAGATTCTTCTGGGGGCATTACTTGCTGGGGAGTTATAGGAGACGACGGAATATGTGCTTCGTTTGAAGACAAAACTTTAATAGTTAATGATAATCCTAAACTAAGATGGTTAAAAGAAGGCACAGATTATGCAGACTTATCGCCATCAATTATTTTTAAGAATCTTAGTTTGCCCACATTATATTATGATACTAAAGTTTCCGGTTCTGGATTAACCGGATTTGTTGATTTTGATGCTAAGTTTTATTCTAGCGTATTTGTTGGTGGTTTATATTTGGTTAATCAGCAGATAAAAAAACAAAAGAAACTGTTATTTCCTCCTTCAAGTGATATATCCTTTTATTATTTAAGTTATGCAATATATAAACAAAAACCTTCAGGATCTCCTAATATAGATTCTTATTCTCTTTCTTTTTACGATGTAATATACGATTATAATGGATTTTCTGGTCTTAGAACTGATGAAAATAAAGGAATTATTTTAAAGAAAAGAATACCAAGATTAGATGTGTCTTCGTTTAGAAATGAATTAAGTTTATCTAATGTAAAAACATATTTAAATATAGTAACAGATAATCCACCAGAAGGATTCACATCATACTATCAACCTATAATTACTTTTAATTTAAAACAAACACAAGCAAGAATACCCGTTAAGGTTGGTGTGTTTGAAGTTGTGGGAGAAAATATTGTAGACGTAACACAGCAATATTATATGTTTGATGGTGGAAGTGATGAACTATTAACGCTAGACCTACAAGGACTTGATGAATTTGACACTAATAAATATATTATAAGAGGAAAAAGGTTATACGATACAACACATCCATCTTTAAATTTTAGAAATAAATATTTACTTGTTTACAGTCAGGGCAGTTTAAGTTCTTATTCGTATTACAATAATATCAATTTTTATCCGGGATTAACTTTTGGTTTTGAAGAGTTTAAAACATTATTTTTAGATCGTATAGGTAATAGTAACAGTGTTAAAACCAGTAATTTTGACATAAAACCAATACCCCTACAAGAAACAGGACAAGAATTTGCTGGATATATATTAATGACTAAAGATACTACCAGTGCTCAACGAAAAGATGTAAATGGGGTATGTTTAGAAATAGATTGTAGTAAAATGCCTGAATTTTGTTCCGGTTATCGTTCGTGTTAACAGATAATTTATACATATTTTAGAAATATACAATTATGCCCATATTAGGATCTAGTACAATTAAGGGATTTGGAGCGACCGGTCCTACCGGAGATCCCGGAATTTTGGGCCCACGAGGGACCACTGGAAACGCTGGTACCACCAAAGGAGCAACAGGCAATACTGGAGAATATATTGCCAATGTTACCAGCAATAGAAGTTCAAATCAAATAATATTTACTACCTCAGAAGGCAGACAAACAATACTAAACGGGTTTTCTGGTCCTACCGGATTTGTTTATAATGTTAGTGGAATTTCTTCTGCTTTTGGTTCTACTTTTGTAAGTGGAATATCTAGAGGATACGGTTATACTTTTAGTTTTTACGGTATTAGTGCAGGAACAGGTATCTCTGTATCGTCAGATGCAAGTAAAATAACAGTAACGTATACTCCTGGAAGAGATCCGTATACTAAAAATCCAGTACAAGATTATGTTCCGTATATACAGATGGTTTCTGTTGCGGGGGGAAGTACGGGCATAAATTCTACCAGAATATACGCTGATACTAATAACCATTTACAATTTGGTTTAACAGGATTGCCTGTAGGAACTACTTTTAATTACTTATACACAAATCTAAATGAAGAAATTTTTACAGTAACCACTCCAGCTGTTAAAAGCCAAGGAGGAATAACACTAGATTTAACTAGAGGATTTTCTAATTATTGGATACCCAACGATTACGGCATAACTGCATTTGTTGGAAATACTGCATCTGGAGTGCGGCAAGAATACACTTTATTTTTTGCTGGAAGAGATATATGGAATTTACCAAAAAATCTATATCTACAAAATACTGGTTCTGGAGTAAGTTATGGTGGGTTTGTTAAAGGATTAAACATTCTTCATATATGGTCTGATAACGCTGGTGCAACCTTTAATGGTATATTTTTAGAAAGAGGAATAGGAGAACCAGATCCGTATGCATTCTATAATCTAGGATCTTGTTGTCTTAGTGGTACTTGTGAAGATAATGTTACCGAAGAATACTGTCTTGGCAGATCCGGCACATTTAGATCTTTAACTACCTGTGAGTCTAGAATAAAATCCGGACAGTCTGTTTGTGGTGTTATAGTTGGAGGAGCAACCGGTGCTTGTTGTTGCGGTATTACCGGCTGTATTGATGCCACTAATATACCTTTGTTAGGTACTTTCCCGGATAGAGCTTTCTGTGACAGTATAAACGGAAAATTTTATCAAGGAAAAACATGTGGGTTCCTTGATAAATGGGGCCAGGGCTATACTTATAATAGAGGAAACACTTCAGCAGATTATAATATCTGCCACACATGTGGTGCTCCAATGGTTGCTTGTTGTAGACAAATAGCTGGTGGTTGGACTTGTACACAAGAAACTGTTTACTATTGTGAGAGTATTGGCGGTACCGCTCATTACAATACTGACTGTTCTACAATAGACTGTTCTGTTATTAGTTCAGGTGGTAATTGTAGACAGAATGGAGCATGTAACGTTGTACCAAATTCTGATTGTGTTTGTGGAGTATGGTATGGAACAAACCCCTGTCAATCGTCCGGAAATACTGGTATATTTAATATCTTAACAAATGCACCACACGTTAATATTATTCATTCTTTAACCGTTGCTCAGTATTCTGTTCGTCATTCTTTGGATATAACACAACCAAACAAATTAGACTTTTATGTTAATTATCCTTCTGGTTATACTCAAGACTATAAATTAGATGGTTATATAGAAATAGAAGACACAGGAGTTACTTATAGTATATGGAACAATACATCTTGTATAAGATTAGATATAAAAGATTTTACAAATAATTTTATAAATCAAAACGATATATTAACCAATAATACAGCTGTTACAGTAGAAGTATCTGTAGATTTAGCAGAAGCTCCGTGCAGCACAGATCAAAACTTTAAAGGTAAATTATTTTTAAATCTTATTTCTTGTCCAGACGGACCTCTACTTTCTACCCAAAAAAGTGTAGACATTATCTACACAAACAGCCCGTGTACTTGTTTAGGGTACTCTAACGGTGATATTGTAAACAAAGCTCCAATAGTAGTTCCATTTACTGCTGAACGGTATTGTACACACTGTACATTCCCAGAAGTTAATCTAGGAAATATAATTTCTCATATTCCTTATCCCTTAAAAAGACAAACAGGTCTGTTAACTTTCTGTCCTCCTACAGGAATTTCTGGTTCTCAGTGTGGTATAATATCGTCTTTCTGTGTGTATTACGATCCTATTCAAGAACTTAGTGGTTGCACATATTCTAGCAGATTTGATGGTAATGGCGATTATTTGGTTGCTTTTGGTATTAATGATCCTAATGGAGCATATGGGCCAAATCGAAACGGTGATAGAGGAGACAGTATATTCGAAGGAAACACTTTACCGGATGGTTGTTTTCACGTAGAATACAATGCTCCCGGAGAAGGAACCACGTATTTTCATAAATACGATCCTCAAGAAGCGTTTTATCCGGATGAATTTGCTTTAGTAAACGATTGGTATAGTGCTGGTAACACTGACAGATATACGGATTCTGATGGAAACGATATTCCTCTGGATTATGCTGATTGGCTGTCCGGAAACTATAAATTACACCACACCAGACTATATACCGACGATAGATGTAAACGTTGTTTATACGTAAACTCTAAACCTTCGATATTAGACTGTGATGCAAGAGCACCATTTGATTATGCATATTGCGTTGATGAACAAGATGTAAGAGCGCAAGTAAAAACAAATATGTATCCCGGACAAAACGGGAACTGGTTAACAGCATTTAATGCGGCTGGTGGTATTTTACGACTATTAGGAAATCCATACTATAATACAGTAAAATTTGATGATGATGCTTTAACGTACGTAGCAAAAACGTATAATCTAGATCCATTTTTCTTACAACAAAGAATTAACAGAGAACTAAGAAAATACGGAAAATTATTTGATCCATCACATATTTATGGTACGGTTACCCACATAACAGCAAATTACGGTATAACATCATCTGATGGTTTTGATGCATTAGATTCTACTACCAAACAACGTTTATTAGTAGATCCTTTAGAAGATATAGGAGGATCTGCTATAGATGTGGACGATAAAGCAAGAGATTCGTGTATGGATTGCAGTAAGTTTTTTAATATTAATAGAATACAAGTTCCTTCATTAGCAATTACTGATATAAGTGCTTTAGGTGCAGACTATTATGCTTATGGATTGGTTATAGAAAAATTAAAACAGTGTAGTGTTCATTACGAAGGAACCACAGCAGACAGTGATGCTGTTCTATATTGTGGGTGTAATGCAGGTCCAGATCCGGATGGCGATGGAATAGATGCTGTTTGTCCGGACGGTTGCGATAGCGATTCTAACAAATATTGTAAAGAAAAAAATCTAATAACACGGCAATTAAAATATTATGCAGTTATTATAAGAAAACCAAAAAATGCGGATCCATCTTGTGTTTTAGTGTACGATATAGGAAATCAAGAAGTTGTTTACGGTGGTGATTTGAACAGTGGTAATTTTGGTTCGGTTTTTTGTAGAGGAGGAGATGTGATTTGTCCTTTGGACTGCAATACACCTATAAAAATTAGAGAACTTGTTTGGTTAGGAGATCTTACACTAAATAGTCTAGACATGGTAGGACAGGATCCAAGGCCAGAGACGCGGCAGTGTGAAGATAGTGTAAAAGTTAGATATACTTTAAATCCAATAGATAAAACATTTACAGGATTTGATCCGTACAGATACGTTTCTATTACAGATCCTAGTTTCTTTCGAATTGATAATCTTAATAGACCAACAACATTCGGCAGCATCAATGCAACAATTTCTGCTAGATTAGCTCATTTTGCTACGGTAACTAGTAATATATTTTGTAAATCCGGTACAACAGATTATTTAAATTCCAGATGTTCTATATGTGCTAACGATAGTTGTTATTCTGATGTTATACCTAAACTTATAGAGTTTATTGGACCTGGTTGTTCTGTAGAAGGGTTCTTTTGTGGTGCTACTGCTTCCGTGAATAACAAAGGTTTAACTTTTGTTGATGGTCCTAATGATAGAGCAAAAAGTTTTGTTCAAATTACAGGAGATCCTGTGTATTGGTTGATTGAATCTAAATATAATTCTAATATATCTGGATTAACTATAGGGCCTCCTGCCGGAACTACTAGTATTACAGGTATTGGCGCACCTTTTAGGGATACGTGCAATACAGGAACCAGTCCAACAAGAACTTTTTATACGGGGTTAGACACCAGATTCTATCAAGAACACAATATTTCGTATTTGTATACTACAAAAATAAATGGTGCAACCGGTATAAGATTATCAAAAAATATAGAATCTAATGGTTTAACTGCATGTTTTGTTATTCCGAGAGATACTGACGGTAAAGATTGGTGGTATTTACAAAATTCCGGTTATACAAGTGGTATACGTTATTGTTCTAATGCTTCTACATGCTCTGGTTATGTATTTACACCACCCAAATTAAATGTAAACGGATACAGACCTTCTATTCTGATAAACAATTTATCTGTAACAGAAACTGGTACTGGAGACATTGTTGTTAGATTTAGACCAACTGGTGCATTTTTTAGAAGCACTTTGTCAACTTTAGATAATATTGATTATAATGATTTAAATGTAAAGGTTATAAAATTAAATGGAAATACTATAGAAGATGTTACATCTTCGTATATTGATCCCCTCGTCCCTAGTAGTTCTAATACATTTAATAAAAATCATACAGACGCAGAACTAGACGGGGATTCTAAAGAAACCGGATACGTTATATTTAATATAACAAATAATAAACCACAATTTAAAAACGACGTTATTGCTGGTAATTTATACTTGTTATTTAATGTGAATAACAGTGACGTTGCTAACACAAATTTTACAACAAACTGGGCAGCAAAGCAGGTAAAAACTGCTATATACTCTAATGTTTATAAACAGTATGAAGTTCCACATTCCAATGGTTCGGGGGATCCGGATCCGGGTTGGCCAGCAGTGTTTGATAATTCCTGGAATGGCAATGCTGACTGGGATAACACTTCTACATTGGGCGATTTTGCATTACAAAAAATAAATGCAGTGATTACTGGTGCTATTGCACCACCCATTTCTACAAAGAAAACCGTAAACGGAATCTGTATAAATATTGATTGTACGGCTATAAATGGTCTATGTGATAACTTAGAAGGATGCTGATATATGTCACAATTTAAAAGTAGAGTTCCTGGAAGTTTTTGGACTTCTTCTTCAACAATAAAAGGAGCAGATCAAGGTTATTGTTGTAGTAGTACAGGAGACGGTACTTATGTGCCTTCCACTCGTTACGAATGTTTTTTAAAAAATGGATTTTTTGTTGCTGGATTTAGTGAAATAGATGCAAAAAATCAATGCCCAAAAGTAGAAAAGGGAGTTTGTTGTGTTTACGATGCTACTACAAAAGTTAGGGTACAACAAGATAATGGTGTAACTTTTTGTTCTTGTTCGCAAAGCAATCCTACGTATTCAGGTTATCTTGTTAGTTATCAAAAATCAGGAACATGTCCTTCTGAGAAAGCTTCTCTTGCACCAGAAAATGGGGCGTGTTGTTATTGGGATGCAGTTAGTGATTATTATGTAAATAAATGCGAAACCGTGGCTAATTATGATTCTTGTAAACTTTTACACGATGGTGGCCCAGAAGGATTAAAATTTTCATTCTATCTGGGAGAATCGTGCATTTTTGATGGCGGTAATATTGTGTGTAATGCTGGCAAAGGACTTACACAATTAGAAAAAGAAAATAATCCAGACTGCAAAACAGACACACCAGAAGATTGTCTTTTAGAAGAAAATATGTTAGGAAATTGTTGTACTTTGTTAGAAAATGGCACAAGACAATGCAATATATCAACAAAATCAGAATGTTCTGGATTTTGGTCTTATCTTGGTGTGGTAAAAGGATGTAGTGGTAGCACTTTATGTTCTGGTGTTTATTTTCCAGAAAAAACAGCAACAGAATATTTTCCAACAACTGCTAGTATTTCTGTAATTACAGGATCCGGTAATCCTATAGAAAAACTTCCAACAACATCTGCTCTTTATCAAGGAGGATTGTATGTTGGTATATTTGAACCAGGAAATACAATAAATCTTTCTGGTTCTATGGTCTATGGAAACACAACAACCGGAGACCCCAAACAATATAGAGCTAGAGGAACTGGATTAGGCACAAGAAATAAAAAATGGATACTAATAGCAGGACTTGCCGATACTAATATCCCGCAATCCAGTATATTAGATCCAAATAAAGGCACATCATTTTATGATGGTTTTTATAACACAAATATAAGAAATACCAACTATTATTCAACAATAAGAAATACAAATATAAACGGGTTTTCCGACTGGTATATTCCTAGTCAAGACGAACTTGCTTTTTTCTTTAACACTATTACATCTACTTTCACTGTAAGTGGTTATACTCCACTTTTAGAAAATTATTATTTGACTTCTACAAATTATGGTGTAGGTTATGATAATAAATTAGCACAAATAGGAGAAAAATATTTTGTGTATACTCAAAGTGCTATATCCAGTCAATACGGAAAAGTAATTTTAATGCCTCAAGATAATCTTAATTGTAAAGTTAGATTATTTAGAAGAATTTATTTGGGTAGTTGATATAAATATTAATATATTGGAGTTTATATTATGGAACAAAAAAAAGGTTGTGGTTGTAGGAATAAAAATAGAGAAGGACAAAATACATCCGGTCCTGTTATTCCCGAATTTACAAATGAAACAGAACTTAAACACCCTATACGTTTAAATCATGGTTCTGTTCATTCTGCCCCGCCCAAAGTACAACCAGATTCTGCCGAATCAACACAACAGCCCGAGTTTAAAAAGAGAGAAATTTTAACAGCAGATACACTCAAACAACAACTAGGCCGAAAAATAGGCATGGTACAAAGTTTTGCGCAGGCTATTGCTTCTCGTGGTTTTACAAACAATAAAATAAATAAACCAACAAAACAATTAAGAGTTCTTAGTTGTTTTGGTAATTCTGATAAAGGTGGACCGCTTCCTCCTTGCGAATATCTAAGAAACAGCTCAACACCAGGAAAGCATTTTTGTGGTGGTTGTGGTTGTGGCGATAAACCACATACTTGGCTTACGGCAGAAGGAGATGAGTACAGTAAATTAGATTATCCTAAGTTAAACTGTCCTTTAAATATGCCCGGTTTTGCTAATTATGAGCAAAGCAAACCCGAAGAGGCTACTCCTCCAATAACAAGGCGTTATTACATAGAAAATATAGATTACCACGAGGTAGACAGTATTTCTGTAACTTTACCAGAAAAAACAGAGAATTCTCCTCCAACTACCCCACCTTCTCAATAATTAAAATTTATTTGGCCATAAATACTATTAATGGCCACCATACAATCACGAGAAGATCTAATAAACTATAGTTTAAGGTACTTAGGTGCCCCTGTTATAGAAATAAACGTAGACTGGCAACAATGCGAGGATCGTTTAGATGAGGCACTTCAATATTTTACCGAACGTCATTTTGACGGTGTTGAAAAAGTATTTTTTAAATATCAATTAACACAACAAAATATAACAGACAGATACATCAATACTGAAGACATTCTATCTCCAAATGAAATAGACGGTCCCACCGGTAAAGAAATAGTATCCATAATTAAAGTCATGCAATTCGGTCAATTTGCAAACATCAATATGTTTGATGTTCGTTATCAACTGGCACTGACCGACTATTTTGGTATTAATAGAAATTTAAGTGGTGTGTATTCTATGGGATTGGCAGCATACGATGCAACCAAACGATATATTCAATTAATTCAAGATCTTTTTCAACCAGAAAAAGCGGTACGATACAGTAAAGTGACTAATCGTTTATATTTGGATATGAACTGGAATCAAGAAACAAAAGCCGGAGATTGGATCTGTATTTGGGCTTATGCTGCTCTTAATCCAGAAAAATATGTAGAAATTTATAACGATCGTTACTTAAAAAGATATGTAACAGCATTAATTAAAAAACAATGGGGAAGCAATATGTCTAAATTTGATGGAGTTGCTCTTCCTGGAGGAGTTTCTATGCGTGGTGGGCAGATTTATGCTGAAGCTGTAGCAGAAATAGCTCAAATAGAAGCAGAGATGTTAATTAATTACGAGTACCCAGTAGATTTTATGACAGGTTAATATGGCAATAAATCCGTTCTTTAAAGATTATTCGGGAGAACAAAACCTAGTAGAAGATCTAACTATAGAGATCATAAAAACTATGGGACGGGATGTAGTCTATGTTCCTCGTATGGCGGTTTTAACAGATGAGCTGTATGGAGAACACAGAGGTTCTCATTTTAAAAATGGTATACCAATAGAAATGTATATAGATTCTGTTAGTGGTTTTGAAGGTCAAGGAGATCTTGCTACAAAATTTGGTATTGAAATTAGAGATAATGTTTCTTTAACGGTAGCAAAAAAAAGATTTAATGAAGAAATAAAAACAAGATTTCCTGATGTTATCAGACCAAGAGAAGGCGATTTAATATTTTTTCCGTTAGCAAGAGCATTGTTTGAAATAAATTTCGTAGAACACGAAAACCCATTCTATCAACATGGAAAACTGTATTCGTATAGATTAACATGTGAACTGTTCTCGTATAATACCGAAGAAGTTCAAACTGGAAATACTGATATAGATGCAGTAGTTCCTGAAAATGAAAACGAACTAGGCGAAAATGAACACATACAAAATCTATCTGTTGATATTATAGATTTTACAGAAACTAATCCATTTTCTGAAGGAAGCTTTTAATGTTTACACATTTTAAAAATGATTCGATAAGAAAATTGGTTATTGCTGTTGGTACATTATTCAACAACATTAAAATAGTTAGATTAAAAAAAGATTCAACAACACAAGAAATAACTATTCCTTTAACTTATGCTCCAAAGGAAAAGTATATAAAAAGATTAACACAAGCAAGCTCTATAAGCGATAGAACTCGTATTCAAATTGATGTGCCACAAATGGCATTTGAATTAACTGATGTTGTATACGATCCTACCAGAAAATTAAACAAGATGTTTGACAAGTATGGTTCTACTGGTGGTGTTAGTTATTCGTCAAAAATGGAAGTTCCTTATAATTTTGTATTTTCTCTATACGCTTATACAAGAAACATAGACGAAAATTTAGAAATAATGGAACAAATACTCCCGTATTTTAGTCCAGAATTTGTAGTATCTTTAAACATCACAGATATTCATAAAAAAGTAGATGTTCCTATAGTTTTAAATAAAACAATTTTAACACAAGAATATGAAGGAGATTTTAGTTCTAGAAGAATGATACTTAGTACGTATCAATTTACCGCCAAGTCTTATATATTCAATCGTGTTAAAGCTGCTACAAACATTACTAAAGAATTTGATTTATCGTTGTTTGAAACTCTTGGTGGAATAACTTATGATATTGATGTGGAGTAATTATGGATGATATTATTTCTAAATCTCTAGGCATTGAATATAAATCGGATATAGTTCCTGCCGTTACAACTTCTACGGAAAAGGAAAAAAATTTAGATAAAGATTTTGATTATGCAAAAGATAATATTAAGCTTTTGATTCAAAACGGAACAGACGCTATAGAAGAAATTCTTAAAGTTGCTAAAGCAGGCGATTCGCCACGTGCATACGAAGTGGTTTCTCAATTATTAAAAACTGTAGCAGACATGAATAAAGATCTGTTAGAGCTACACCAGCGTGCCAAAAATGTTAAAAAAGAAACAGTAAACGTAAAAAATACCACCAACAATTCCATATACGTTGGTTCTACTAGTGACCTACAAGATCTGATTAATAAAGACCGTAGTCGTTCTAAGGCTTTAGACAGTCAGACATTTTTAGATAATACCAATGGGCTATAAAAAGAAAAGCGGATATCTGGGAAATCCCAATCTTAAAGAGATTGCAACACCCATAGAATTTACAAAAGAACAGGTCGAAGAGTACATCAAATGTTCTCAGGATCCTGTGTATTTTATTAAACGATATGTAAAAATTGTTACTCTGGATAAAGGTCTTGAACCTTTTCAGCTATATGATTATCAAGAAGATATAGTAGAAAAAATACAGAACAATCGTTATGTGATTGCCAAACTACCGCGACAGACGGGTAAAACCACGACTATTGTCGCTTGGCTAGTACATTATGTGTTGTTTAATCAAAACGTAAATGTTGCTATTCTGGCAAACAAATTAAAGACCGCTACAGAAATTATGAAGCGTCTTAAGGAAGCGTACGAATATCTTCCTAAATGGTTACAGCAAGGTGTGGTAGAATGGAATAAAACTTCCATAGCTTTAGAAAACGGTTCTCGTGTTATGGCTTCTGCTACTTCTGCATCTGCTGTTCGTGGTGGTTCGTACAATGTTATATTCCTAGACGAGTTTGCTCACGTTCCGCCTAATGTAGCAGACGAATTCTTTACGTCTGTGTATCCTACAATTACTTCCGGTCAAACTACCAAAGTCCTTATAGTGTCTACACCCAACGGTCTTAATATGTTCTATAATCTTTGGCAAGGAGCCACCAAAAATCCTGGTCAAGAAGGTAAAAACGAATATGTGCCCATAGAGGTTCATTGGAGTCAGGTTCCTCTGTATCCTGGTGGTCCATTACGTGATCATAAATGGAAGATGCGAACAATCAAACAGCTTGGTGGAGGAGCTGGTGGTGAACACAAATTTCAAAGCGAATACGACTGTGACTTTATAGGCTCTTCTAATACTTTAATATCATCGGCCAAACTCCATGTTCTGTCTGCTAAAGCACCCCAATATAGGACCAAGGAGGGGCTTACGGTTTATGAGGAGCCCAAAGAAGGCAGAATATATGTTATGACTGTAGACACGTCCAGAGGGCAAGGAAACGATTATAGTGCCGCTGTGATGTTTGATATCACAGAAGCCCCATATCGTATAGTAGCAAAATATCGAAACAATATAGTATCGCCTATGTTATTGCCAACTATAATTTCTACATTTGGAAAAAAATATAACAATGCTTATGTTTTAGTGGAAGTAAACGATATTGGTGGTCAGGTTGCAGATATTTTACACTACGATCTAGAATACGATAATATATTAATGAGTATGAATAAGGGCCGTTCTGGTATGGTATTAAATGGAGGATTTGGAAAAGGAGAATCTCTCTTTGGTGTTCGAACAACCGTAACCGTTAAAAAACTAGGTTGTTCCATTTTAAAAAGTTTAATAGAACAAGATAAACTGATTATTGAAGACGAAGAAACAATAAATGAACTCCTTTCATTTGTGGCAAAATATAACACCTTTTCTGCGGATGAAGGCCATACAGATGATCTAGTAATGTGCTTGGTTCTTTTTTCTTGGTTAACAAAACAAAGTTATTTTAAAGAATTAACAAATATAGACATACGAAAAGAGTTATTTGACGGAGAAATAAAGAAAATTGAAGATGATGATTGGTTTAGTTTTGGATTTATAAGTTCATACGACATGGATGAGGGAGATGCAAAATTATGAATTTTTATAAATAAATGTAGTTAAATTATAAAAAGGACTAAACAATGGCAGGATTCACAGCAGGATTAATTTCAAATTACGGTTTAGTTAGAAATTTTGCCACAACGGCAGAAAAAAGTGTAGGTGTAATGCCTGTTGCTACTAGCAATGACTGGCTAGCCAGACTAAGTTATGCACCGGCAGGCGTTTGGGGATCAACCGGTAGACCGGTTAAGCCCTCTGATGGTATAACTGGTTCTTTAGCAAAAGAATGGTGGTCGGTTTGGAATTATCTGCAATATAATGTGGGTGGTGTTGTTGTAGGAGGAACTGGTGACAATTCTTGGCAAACAATAGGCGTAACTTACACACCTTTACACGCTTCTACTGAAAATATATCGGTATTTTTTGCTGGTGGAACTACTTTTAGTGCAGCAGCTGCAGCTGATATTGCCACTAAACGAGGCGACTGTTTTGCTGTCGTGGGAAATGCCCTACAAGGAATTACTCAACCTGTAAGCGCTAGTGGATTCACTCATTTTCCAAGTACATTCGGTTTAGACGGATTTACTGGTCTGACCGGTACAAACGTAATTTACGTTGGTGGTAGAAAAAACATGTTCTTAGATTATGATGGTTCTGGAAGAACCGAGGTAGACAAAATAGATACCGCATCGGATGTTGCTGCAAATATAGCTAAAACAAATTTAAATGCAAATGCTTGGTCGGTTCCTTCAGGATTTAGACGAGGAGGAATCAATGGGGTAATAAGCTTAGAACAAAACTTCACTAATAGTGAATCTACGTTATTGCAAGACAGCGGAGTAAATCCTGTTGTATCTTTCACAGGAAAGGGCAGTTTCTTTATGGGAAACAGCACCGGTGCTGCTGCTGCTGGAAGTACCAGTTCAAGAGGAATGTTGAACGTAGCTTCTGTTTTAAACTATGTGAGAGCAGAAGTAAAGGGATTAGCTAACGAGTATCTCTTTGAGCCAAACACTGAAAGCAATAGAAGTCAATTCGTTACTAGAGCCAATTCTATTTTAGATGGCGTAAAGAGTAGTGGAAGTATTAGTAATTACAGTGTTATATGCCCACCAGCAGATAATACTGGTATAACATTTACTGCTGAAATTCGTTTAACACCAACAAATGTTGCAGAAACTATAACTCTAAGAGTTATAAACAGCACAACATCAGAAATATTTAATCTCTAATTAAACCAAGGATAATACGGTATGGCAGTTTCTTCTATAACTCAGTTTTTGGCCGGATTTGGTGGCGGAACCAGAGTAAATCGTTTTCAAGTAACCACCGCTGGTTGTGGTGCTGCTGGAAACTTTTTAACTAATACAGATACTCAATTTCACATAAGAGCTGCAACTATTCCCGGTTCAAACATTGTTCCTATCGGAATAAATTATTTTGGAAGAACAATAAACATTCCAGGAGAACGTGTATACGAACCGTGGTCAATAACTGTGCTAGACGACAGAGGCGATAAACAACTATACAATAAATTTAAAGCTTGGCATAAACGAGTAACTAGTTATGGAACAGATATCAGTATCGATACTACAGGCATTGCTGATTGTACCTGGACTATTACGCATTTAAAAAATGCAGATGAAACTGCTCACAAAACATTTACACTGTCTCAAGCATGGCCTGCAACTATTGGTCCACTTATTTTAGATATGAGTCAAGACAACGTATTAGCATCGTTTGAAGTAAAAATACTCTACACCCATTTTAACTACACACACACCTAAAAGAGGATTAGATGGCATCAATAACAGATTTCTTAGGCGGTTTTAGAGGCGGTACTAGAGTTAATCGATTCAAGATTAATGCTCAAAACTGTCCTTATTTGGGAACCGGAGACATAGAGATTCACATTAGAGCAACTTCATTTCCAGAAATGGATATTTTACCTTTTCCGGTAAATTACAAAGGAAAAACAATAAACATTCCAGCTGTTAGAAACTTTGTTCCTTGGATCGTTACTGTTATGGATGATGTTAGAGTTGGTGCTGGTGATGCTTCTTCTAATCCAGAAGAAAATTTACACAAAAAATTTATGGATTGGAGTGATAGCATAGTAGATACTGGAGAGACTTATGGTGTTAGACGATTAGGTTCTGCAATAAAAGTGGGGCAAGGTGATGATGCTGCATTTTCTGGTAATGGAAATATATGGACTATTACTCATTTAGATCATCTTCCGACAGAAACTGCACTAAAGACCTTTAAGATGTATAATTGTTGGCCTATTCAGGTGGGACCAATACAATTAGATATGAATGAAAATGCTAGAATTTCTATGTTTAACGTGACTTTAGCGTATAGTCACATAGAAGACTCATAAAATTAACCTAAATATTATATTATGGAATTAGATTTATTTGGTTTTAAATTAGGTCGTAAAAAAACAGAACCGGTTGTACGTGAGCCTATTACCCCGGATTCTTATGATGGCTCTTATGTATTAGAAACTGGTGGTGTGTTTGGAACATTTGTTGATTTCTCCGGAGCAGTCCGCGATGAAAATCAAATGATTCAGCATTATCGTGCAATGGCTCTGTATCCAGAAGTAGATGCTGCTATAGAAGATATAACAAATGAATCTATAGTTATGGATATTGATCGAAAGCCTATAAAATTAAATTTAGATTATGTTAATTTATCAGAGACTATTAAAACAAAAATTTATTCTGAATACAACACTCTATTAAAATTATTAGATTTTTCTAATAAAGCTCCAGATATTTTTAGAAGATGGTATATCGATTCTAAACTTTTTTACTATAAAAAAGTAGACAAAAACGATCCAAGAAAAGGCATTATAGAACTTATTCCAGTAGATCCTGTTAAAATTAAAAAGATTAGAAAGATCGAAAAAGATAAAAACGTAATGTCTGGTATTGGTCCATTTGCTACTACTAAAAAAATAGAAGAATATTTTGTTTATACGGACACAGACAAAGAATCTGCTTTTCCAACATCTACTACTGGTTGGAAAATTGCTCCTGACACTGTTGCATACTCTCATTCTGGTATTATTGATTCTGCAACAAAACGTGTAGTTGGTTATTTGCAAAAAGCAGTACGTCCACTAAATCTTCTTCGACAAATAGAAGATGCCGTAGCAATTTATCGTATATCTCGTGCTCCAGAGCGTAGAGTGTTTTATGTAGACGTTGGTAATTTACCAAAACAAAAAGCAGAACAATACTTACGAGAGATTATGAATAGGTATCGTAACAAAGTTATTTACGATCCAACTACTGGTCAGATTAAAGACGAACGAAATCACATGAGCATGCTTGAGGATTTTTGGATGCCTCGTCGTGAAGGTGGTCGTGGAACCGAAATTAGTACACTGGATGGTGGGCAAAATCTAGGACAGATGGAGGATGTTCAATATCTATTACAAAAATTGTATAGAGCTTTAGGCGTACCTCTCTCTAGAATGCTTCCTGATAGCGGTTTTAATATGGGCCGTTCTGCAGAAATTACCAGAGATGAAGTTAAATTTAATAAATTTATAGATCGTTTGCGACAACGTTTTAGTTCTGTTTTATTAGACCTTTTAAAAACACAAATAATACTAAAAGGTATAATGACAGAAGAAGATTGGAACAGAATAAATCAAGACATTACATTTAGATTTAATCAAGACTCATATTTTACAGAACTAAAAAATAATGATATTTTAAGAGAGCGTTTAGACATTATAGCTGCTGTAACTCCATATATTGGACGATTTTTCTCTGAAGAATACATCAGAAAGAATTTCTTAAAACAATCAGAAGAAGAAATTATGGAAATAGATGCTCAAATAAATAGAGAAGCACAGCGTCAATTAGAAGCCCAAGAACAGCAAATGTATCAACAAATGCTGACAGGTCAGGTTCCCATAGAACAACAACAACAACAACAACCACCACCACAATGAACACTCTCAATAGATTATTAACTATGGTATTAAGGGGAAAAAAAGACCAGTTTAATACTGTTTTACAAGAAGAATTAAAAGAACGTGTATCTATTTTATTAGAAATTGCTTATAAGAATGAAGCAAAAAATGCTTTATTTTCTAAGATAATTTCTGAATTAAATGAACAAGTTAAACACGATACACTACAATTAAAACTAGAAAATAATACTGTTGTAAATTTAACAAAAACAGAAATAAATCAAATTACTAAATTATATGAAAGTCTAAATAATGATAACAAGGAAAGAATGCTAAAATTATTGACAGAATCGCAAGAATCGGTTAATAGAGTATTAAATCTTGCAAGATTAAACGACAAAGGATAAACAATGAATACTAACAAAGAAATAACATCAGTAATAAATTCAGTTTTAAATGAAGATTTAGTTCAGGCAAAATTTAAACTGCAAGAAATACTTAATGAAAAATTATCTGAAATTATGGCCGAAAAATTTGAAGAATATGCTCCAACTATTTTTGAATCGTCACATAAAAAATCAAAAAAATCAGAAAAGGGTAAAACTCGTTGGCAAGACAGCGATGGTGATGGTAAGTGGTATGAAGAAGGCGATGATGTAAAAAAATCTGTCAACGAAGAAAAATATTGTGAAGATGGAGAATGCGAAGATATGGAGGATGAAGATGAGGAAACCGAGGGTAAGGAATCATCTGGTTCGGAAGAAGAAGAAGGGGCCGAAGACAAAGGCGGAAAAAAAGATAAAGAAGAAGAGAAAGACTAATTTAAATGAAACTGATAACAGAGATGGTTGAACAGGTTGATTTTTTGACCGAAGCCACTGCAGAAGGTGGAAAAAACTTTTTTATTGAAGGCACTTTTATGCAAGCAGATACTCTTAATAGAAATAAAAGAGTATATCCATCAAATATTTTATTAAATGAAGTTGCTCGTTACACCAAAGATTTTGTAAATCAAAATCGTGCTTTTGGTGAACTAAATCATCCATCAGGACCAACAGTAAATTTAGATCGTTGTTGTATCATAATTAAAGAATTAAATTGCAACGGAACAGATGTTCGTGGTAAAGCTAAAGTAATGAGTACTCCTATGGGAGAGATTGTAAAAAATCTCATTGCCGAAGGCGCTCGTTTAGGTGTGTCTACTCGTGGTATGGGCTCATTAAAAGCTAAAAATGGATATAATGAAGTTCAACCAGATTTTATGCTTTCTGCTGTAGATGTTGTCGCAGATCCTTCTGCTCCTGGTGCATTTGTAAATGGTATAATGGAAGGTAAAGAATGGATTTGGGATAACGGTATTCTTATAGAAAGACAAATAGAAGAATATAAACGAGAAATTTCTGCTGCATCGAAACGAGAACTAGAACAAAAGGCTATAAGTTTATTTGAAGACTTTTTAAGGAAGTTGGGATGAAGTTGTCTGGTTTAAAACAACTTGTAGAAGCAGGACCAAGTGGAGGTGGTTCTCTTAGTGGTGGAAGAGCAGGACAAAGTGGTACACTTGTTCCAAATACTTCTGGTTACGATGTAATTACCGGTGGGTTTAAAGGACTAGCTACAGGAGCAGCATATGCAGTTCCTGCTCTTTCTCCGCAAAGTATAGGACCTGCACTTTTTGGCATAGATGGAAACAGAAGAGCAGCTTCTGTAGAAGCCGAAAAACAGTTAAAAACAAGACTAGCACCAAGAATAGCAGGGTTAATGACTGGACTTGGTGCTACAACACTACCACCTACTAAACAAAATTTAGTTGGAAGAGCATTAAGTAGTTCCTTGGGTGGAAAAATGGCTAAATTTACTGGTGCTCTTATTAATAATCCTGTAACTAAATTTTTTGCACCAGGATTTACATCTATTTTAGACACAGCAGCTAAAGTTGGAGTTAGGGCTGGTCTTGGAGGCCATACTACCGGTTGGGGTACTGGTGGGGCAAGTTAAAAAGTAAAAAAAATAATATTATAAATATAATAGTATTAGGGGATAACAATGGAAAAAACAAAGAAAACAAACAAACCTGTCGTTATGGATGCTACTGGTAAAGGAGATATGGATACTTCTGGTCGTGGAAGTATGCTTGGTACTTTAGATAATCCTGCTGCTAATCCTGCAGCAAATATGCAATCACTAAGACCAGGTGGTGGTGCAGTGATAACTCCAGTTGGTTCTGGATCCACTCCAGTAGCTGCTGGCGGTCAAGGTGGACCTGTTGCTCCTGTTGGTGGTAGCAGTGTTTACGAGGCTTTTGAAAATCTTTTTAGTGGCCAAGATTTATCAGAAGACTTTAAAAACAAAACTCAAGTAATTTTTGAAACTGCTCTTAACGAAAAAGTTTCACAAATTAAAGAACAACTTCTTCAAGACGCTTCAAAACTTGTAGAAGAAGAAGTAAACAAAACAGTTCAAGAAATGGCAACTCGTTTAGACGAATATCTAGAGTATGTTGTTGAAGAATGGATGCAAGAAAACAAGCTTGCAGTAGAATCTGGAA